TAAACTGAATAATTTGTCGGACCTAAAGGATTTGAAATTGGAGCATCTATTATTTTAAATTCACTTCCAGCCAAACTTGCTGAAGCGACGGAAACAGATACAGTCTCTAATTCAATCTCAGAATGATTGATTGTAGATAGATGAACTTTTGCATCTACTAATTTTTGAGTTCTAAGACCACCAAATAATTTAAATCCAGCAGGATGCAAAATAGTTTCAAGCAAATCTTTATACTGATTTAAACTTTCATCAACAAAAGGCACATAAGAAAAATTTTGATAATAATTTCCATCATGCAAATATTTCAAAGTTGATATTTGGCCATCTTCATTTAAATAGTATCCATCATACTCAATCAGTGCAGAGTATGCTATATTGATGTATGCACCGTTTGCTCCCAATTGAAAATTATTTAGTGGTAAAGCACTATTATATCCAAGTCCATAATTTATTGCTTTTAATGTTTGCACTCCGCCAGTCTCAGTAATAGACTCAACTTCCAGAACTGCACCTGACCCAACAGAGTCTATAGAAAATTTTTCCCCAACTGAATATCCAGTCCCTGGCTGAACAATTTCTATAGTTTGAGGAATTGCGCTAATTCTTGCAGTAATTGAAGAATCATCCAGTCTTACTAGCTCTTCTGGAATAAATTCTCCAGTTATACTTGAAACATTTAAAATCAATTCATATCCAGAAAATGTTCCCGCGGAAACTGAAAAGACTTCTTCAACATAAGCTGTAGAGTTACTTCTAACTCCTCTAATTCTAAATGACTTTAAGTTTAGTGGATTTCCAGTAACAGCAAACACTCTAAGAGCTTTTTTCTGAATCCATTTACCATCAGAAACTTTAAGAATATCATCTTTAGGATAATAAAATTCTACGCTTAGATTATAAATTACTCTGAAAAATAATTCAAAAGATTTTTCAGATCCTCTAGCTCTATAAAAATCTTTAATATTTTTTAACAAAGTTGCTTTATTTACATTTACATTTCTTGGAAAGTTTATTAAAAACTCTCTAAAAAATCTTTCAAGATACGGCTCTCTCGTATCATCAATATCTTGATACTCTGTTAATCTTTTCGCATCATTTAAAACATTGTTATTGCTTTCCATCCAATCATAGTATGCCCTCATAAAAGTTATAAATCTTTCATGATCTTCAGCAACAAATTGTGGAAACATACTTTCAATATAAGGACTGACTCCAGTATATGGATTTGAAAAATACGCTAAAGGAACGTATTGATCTGTTGGAGCATCTATTATATTTTGAAGTTCTATAACCATTTTTAAAATCTTTTACGACAATACTAATTGAGATATATCAGTCATCGAAACATTTATATTTTCATCTTCAATCAAAATCATCTGCTCTCGTAAAGCAATAATGTCTCTAATTTTTGGAATAAAAGTAAATTCGATATAATTTACATTATTCAATAGCGAAGTAACAAGAAGGCTAGAGATTGAAAGAGTGCCGTTAATGTAATCAATTGTTCCAACTCCAGAATCGATGATAGGATTTACGCCAGAAGTTCCAGCAGCATAATATAAGTTTATCGATCCTTTACCATCATCAGCCAAAAAGACTCTCGATGAATTATATAAAAATATATCACTTTTCACTGAAGCAACATTATTTGCAGAGTCTCCAGTGGTAATCTCATTATTCAACTTAATTGAAAAACTATTTTTTGAATTTAATGTTGGTATAATTCTATACTTTATTTTAACATCAGTATTATTACTAACTATCGAATCATCAGTATCATCAATGTATGATGTCAATTTTGAATGTCTAAAATCTGAATCGAATCCAGAAACATAATCTGCTTTATACTTATCTATGGATTGAAGAACTAAATTTTTTAATGAATCATCATCAAGAGATGTTTTATTTGAATTATAATTTACAGCCACATCTAAAGCTACTCGTATATATTCTGGGTCTAGAATATTAATATCCAAAGTTAAAACACTTTTATTCCTAAGATATGTATTTACAATTCTACTTTTATCTTCTTGATTTAATAGATCCCCAGTCTTTGGTTTTATAGCACAAAAAACTTTTCCATATTCTGGCGGATTATTCTCTTCACCTCCCCATACTCTAACGTGCTCAATCAAACTTACATCTCTTCTAAGCAAAGTTTCATAATCGTATTTTGTAACTGCTCTATTTTGGGCTTCATAAGATCTAGGAGCTAAGAGTTTTATTGAAGCATCACTTTCTTGTTCTGCATAGCCAGTAGCTGAAGATATTGTTGTAATTGTTGTTTCTTGATTTCCAACAACTGTCAATCCAGCAAGTTTATTTGTTCTAAAAGTGTTTGCACCAGTAGCACCATCACCCCCAGAAACAACATAAGAAATTTCTATAACATTCCCGTCAACAACTCCCTTCCCAAGAATATCATCTCCAAATACAATCTCATACAAATTTGTTTTATACGCACTTAAAAAATATACTTGATCTGTAGAAGAAATTTCGGTTATATCAGTCGCTAAATTATATGTTGAAATATTACTACTAGAAGCAGAATCTCTAACAATAACTGAAAGTGTTGTTGTGTCAACATTTTCATTAGGAATAACATATCTCTGCTTAACTGGAGTTGTAGTATCAACAGTGTAAGAATGAGTGAGTCGCTGTCCTTCTATTAATTTTAGATTTTCGATTTTATATCTTCTGTCACCTATTTTAGTAAATGTTTGCGAACGATCAGGATAAAAAGTATATCTAATATCATTAATAGTAGTAAAAAATTCTTGTTCTGAAGATAGCAATAAACTTGAAGGCAAAACGGCAGATTCTGAGTCAAAATAAATTTCAAAATTAACTACAGCCCCAATAGTTCTAGTCGATCTTGGAACATATCCTAAATGTTCTGCTCTAGAAACTACACTTTCTCTAAGTGTTGCACTATCTAAAAACATTTCACTAGCAAGCATGTTTAAATAAAATGCATTGTAGCCAGTGTTATATGCAAGAACATCTAAAAGAATTGATAATGATGAACCTTCAAAATTATAATCTTTAAATCTATCTTGTGTTTTAAGAAAATTCTTGAGATTTTCTTTTATTAAATTGAAATCTAATTCTGTATATTTTATTTCGGACATTACTATCTAACCCTTTCCAAAAATAACTCCAAAGTACTCACTTGTGATATGTTGTCTATTGTAAAAAGAAGATAAACATTATAGCCCAGTTCATCAGGATTTAAAACAACATTAAGTTCTACTATACTAACTCTTGGCTCATAAAAATTAATTGAATCCTGAATATAAGTTTTTATCGATAATTCAGTTAGGGGAGTTGTAGGTTCAAACAATAATTGTTTTAAGTTGCCTCCAAAATTCTCATTAAAAGGTCTTTCATAAAGCCCAGTGTATAGAATGTTTCTAATAGATCTCTTGATTGCGTCAGCATTTTTTAAAACAGAAATATCACCAGATACTGGATGTGGAATAAAATCCAAATCAATATCTGAAAATGTATTAGAAATTTTATCAGCTAAATTGCTTGCCATATTATTATTTTATGTAAAAATAGTCATGCATATTTATATTAAATATAAAAATGATTTTTATTATTTGTTATGCTTCCTCTGCGTTATCAGCTTCATTCTGCTCTCTAATAGTAGTCACATCAAAATTTATTTTATTATCATAAGGCTGTTCACATTGATGTCTATATCCGCTATCTAGAATTAGCATTGGATTGCCTTCAACTACCCAAAATAATTGCTTTGGATATTCAGCACCTGGTTTTGAGAATCTAGTTAGCTTTCTAACGCCATCTACAAAATCATCAACTTTAACTGGAGAGTCTATAAGTTCACCAACAATATGTACTGGTCTAACAACTTCCCATTCAGTTATCGTGCCGTCAGGAGACTTATGCTTAATTACAACGGCTTCTAATTCATCCGTGGGTATTGCTTCTCTAAGCTCATGATTATATCCAGCAGAACTTAGCGTAACTAACTTTCCATCACCTTCAGATATTGGCTTCCAAACATCGCCAGCAAGACCGTTTGGTATTAAATATCCATATTTAGGCGTTCCTTCTGCCGCTGTAAGTTCATCTTCCAGCTCTTCAGCAAGTTTTTCAGATTCTAAATCTGAAGCTGGTGTTGTGGGATTTGTGATGTTGAGCGACAATTTCACCAAACTGGGATTCAACCAAACTTCATCATCGAAATAAGCCTTGCCCGAATTATAAATTGCAGGAGCTTCCAATAATACCCTTTGTACCCCAAATAGATCAACATTTTCTCCTTTAGTGTAAACACCTTTCGCAACAGTATTTAAATTTTCTCCAACTACAACGCTCTTATGAGTTTTCACAAAAAGCGTATCATCAGCAGAAATAAGAGTTTTTTTACTTCCCCCAACTACTGTTTTAGCATCAGCTCCTACAGATGTGTTTGCGCTTCCGCCAACTTTTCTATTTTCATCAGATCCAGCAGAAATATTTAAACTCTCGCCAGACTGAATATTAATAGTAGTTCCAGCTTGTATCATCGAAGCCAAGCCACTTTTCATTTTTACATTTTCGCCAGCCTCTAAATTATAGTTATATCCAACGCCAGTGAAATGATCTAGATAAACAAAATTGTATTGATGATTTACTGACTTGTTTACTTCAAGACCATTTGGATGTATTTCTTTAAAAGATCCTGATCGATGATACCAATGCAACCTTTCAGCTCCAGGAGAATCATCAACCTCAATTACATGACCAGATTCACTTTCATAAACATGATTATACGGATATTTTGCATTATAAGGAGATTTAGGTTCAGCAAAAGGAATTTCTGGAATTGATTCACCTGCCGATAATTTCTTAATAGTTTTTTCTTCACCTGTTGAAGAATCATCATCAGAAGTGCCGCCCTCATAACCAGCAGATACTCCACTTTTAAGTTCAGCATTTTTTAATGCAACTATAGTCTCTTCAATTTTTTCGTTTCTTGCCAATCTTGAAGATGAAGGCTCATTTAACGTATCTTCAAGAGGATATCTACTCATTGCAACTTCAGGACTGAAGAGTGTTGTCCTAATTTCCCCAGTAAAAAATCCATCGCTCGATAGCATTTGATCAACATCATCTTGATTATAAGTTCCGTCCTTATTTAAATCAAATTTAAATTTATCCGCACTATAATCTTTAGTAAGTTCACCAAAAGCAACATTGCCTCCAGGCAAAAATTCTGGACTATATCCTCCAGTTACAGTATCTAAGAATTCCGCTTCATAATCTGGGAGTGGAGACATTCTTGGAGGTCTTGGAACTTCTTCAGAGGTAAGATTTTCATTAAGTGTTGGATCGTAAAAGCCTAAATCTGGATTTGCTGCATCTTCATTTATTCCTGGCATGTATCCAACGACCACAGGCTTTTGTGCATTATCATCATCTAGAAAAAAGCCCCAGCACCAATCGCCCTCTTTTAAACCAACAGGATTTTTTCCATTATCTATTGGAAGACTAGGCATTGCCCAAGGGAGATCGCCAGTAGGAAGTTGAGTCTTGTCATCAGTGTGCCAGCCGAATATTCTAACTCTAACTCTTCCTAAAAAGATGGGGTCTTTTCGGTCTTCTACGACTCCCTTCCACCAAATGAATCCCCTCTTTCCAAAAAAATTATCACTCATTATTTCCTATATTCTGATAAAATGTGAATACTGCAAGTTGGAATATTTAACAGTAATAATTATTT